GGCAGGGTCTGGGCCTTGTTGCTGAGGTTGTGCAAGTGCAGCATCAACCTCCGGTGTCACTTGCTTGAAGAACTCAGCCGAGTCTGCAAAGCCTGCTGCCTCAATCAACTTTCCGAGCGTCCCTCGATATTGCGAGACAGACACTAAAGGATTGTTCGGGCCGTACGCTTGAATGATCTGCTCTTGTTTTGCAAGAACCATTGAGAGCATCGCCATCTTTTGCTCGATGTTCCCCGTACCAAGTCCGACATTCACTGATACATCGTACTGGTTCGACCACTCTCGCGGGTCGTACTGAACATACTGGCCGCGCATCCGAATGATGACTGCTTTGTCCTGGTACTTGCATAGGAGGTGCAAGAGTCCTTTGAATAAGTCTTTTACACCCGTTTCAGAGAAGATCCTAGCGACTAACTCGATCTTGCCTTGCGAGGCTTGCGTAAGGGCTGCTATGGCCGCAGCAGTAACATTCTGTAGGATGTTGGGGTCTAACCCTTGGGAAGCCTCTGTAACGCCCGTACGCTTGGCTTGGATTGAGTCCAGGTACTCCATGAACGGGAATACCTGCTGCGCAACAGGATTGACCTGGATAGGCACAAGTGCACCAGGGTTCTTCATCCTGACCACGCCACCAGGCGTAACGCTTAATAGATCATCAAGATTAACCTGGCCTTCGACAGCACCCATACGGGTGTTGTTTTGTAGGTAAAGGTTATCAAGCATCTGCCTCGTTAGAGTAGTCTTGATAAGCTGGAGATCAACTGTACGATCAGCAGGGCAATCCCCAAAGAAGCGATGAGGTATCGGAATAGGACAGAGGGTGTAAAACGGCACATAGTCGGTTTCCTCATTACTTAGGATTTCGTTCCCCGAAAAGTGAACTCGTCTTAGTTCTGCAATCCCATCTCCGTCATAATCAGTCTTTAGGTAGCACTCGAAAACCTCAACCGTCTGCATGGACTTATCGAGACTCGGCTCCATGTAAGGCTGTTCGTCTCGGTTGTATCGAGCAATGTATTCAGCAGAGAACTCAAGATCGTTGTAGACAGGTAGGTTCATCACGATCTCTGCATCAAACCCCATCGCAACTAAATCAGACCTTGTGATGAGTTTCCTATGCGCGACAAAAGGCGTATCCCTTACGGTCTTGCCTGCCTTAGAGATCAAGAACTCTTCGGGAGGCACATTCTCAATCTTGATCTTTCCGGCCTTGGTCTTACGCATGAGTGCAACGTTATGAACGCGCATCATTTGACCGTCAATATCTTGCTCAACCGTCTCTTGCGCTGCGATCTCCATCGTGCCATCAGACATGATAAGAGCCAGTTCGTCGTCGGTAAGGTTTGCGTACTGCTCTTTAGTAACCGAGATCGAGTCATCCCAGTAGGCTTTGATAACCCCAACTTTTTGAAGGATCGCGTCCTTGAACCAGTCGTGCATGATCGAGATGCCTGGGTTCTGCTTCATGAGCACCCAGTTTGTGTACTCGGTTGCTTGTTGGGCTAATGGCTCATCGCCTGGGCCTACAGGCTCAAATACACCGATCTGGTCAGCAGAAGTAAAAAGACGCATAAGAGGCGGAAGCATCCCGTCTACCGCTTCTGCAACCTCTCCGGTTACGATCTGGCTGCGACCCTCTACCTCGTTACCGTAGGGGTCACGCATGTAGGCCGTAAGCGCGTTTTTCCGCTGCTCTACGGTCTCTGTTTCAAGAAAGCCTATGGCGTTGTCGATTTCGCCTTGAAGTATTGCTTTAAGTCTACCGTCGTCCATTACACCACCCAGCTTACGTTAGGTTTGAGAGGCTTTGACCAAGATGTTGTCTCGGACATACCAACCGCTAAATACCGAAATGCGTCGCTCGCATGAGATGCCCAATCATGTAAAGGCTTATCCCAGTAGACTTGACGCTTATCGTCGTATTGTCGCCGATAATTCCTTAGTGCGTCCACTCCACGCTTAGTCTTGGAGTCGAACCAACAATAAGGAATCAGCCTTCTCACGGCCTGTATCCCATCGTCAACACCCATTCTCGGCACAATCGTGATGTTTAGCCCTGCTTCTTGTAGGAGTTCTAGCCTAGATCTTCCTGATCCTAGCTCTCTGACTTGCACATCGTGAGGCAGTAACTGCTCGGCTAATTCGTAGTGATTCGTTCTCAGCCAGTTCACATACCAATCGAGTCCCTGACCGTGGTTCTCTACAAAGTCAATAAGTCGTGTCTCTAGACCTACTCTCTGGCAAACCCAGATCGCAGTGGAGTCGCCTATCCCTAAGTCCCAGGCGCAGTAAGTCTTGGCTATACCGTCCCTTGGGATCTCTCCGAATCGCTCAGACGGTAGCTCATTAAGAAGCTGTCCGTAGTACGCGCCTTCGATGGCTGAGTCGAAGGAACACTCAAACTCTTGTAGGTACTTATCATCTCCCATCTCTGACCTGGCGGCATCGAGCTCACTCTGAGGAATAAGACCTGTCTCTGACGCTCTGAACTCAAGCATGGCCCAATCGTTATGCTCTGCTGCATGGTCTCTCAGGGTCTTAAAGTGATTTGCGCCTTTAGGTGTGCCGAGGAAGAGAGCCCATCCCATCCTATCCGATAAGGCTGGACGAACCACCTCCGACCAGATACGAGGGTCTTGATCGCCAAATTCGTCGAATACAACCCCATCAAAATACTGTCCTCTAAGAGAGTCTGGGTTATCAGACCCCGCAAGCTGGATGCGTCTGCCCCAGAAATCAACCCTAAGTTCTGCAATATTGGCAGTGGCGTTGAGGGGTTGGGTAAATTTGAGGAGGTAATCCCAGATAACTCGTTTGGTCTGAGAGTAGGTAGGACCGATGAACGCATATCTCGGAGCCTCCTTGTTGTTTTCTATCGCTGCCCGAATGAGATGGTTGACAGCACTTACCGACTTTCCCATGCGTCTATGCGCGACAACAACAGCAAAACGCTTATCTGATAGCGCATTGTGGATCTGAAGTTGCTGCTCCCTCGGTGCATAAGGGATGACTATTCTGGTTGCGCCCATGAGATCTGCATCGCAACTGGTTGACCGTCAGTTCCCGTTACCTCTGTCCTGGCTAATTTAGGTATGTGGTACTCGATTGCTCTCAGGTAAATGTCGCAAGCCTTCTCTGGGCTCTTCTGAGCCACTTCATCCAACCACATTGCGAACCTCGGAGCGTTCATCTCAGCCATTTTCGCAATGGCTTCCCTCACCGCAGCAGTGCTTTTGTTAGGCACTCCCTTCTGCCTACCCATGCCAGCAGCAGGAGGTACTCTCTTTTCACCATCACTCAATACTTTGTTGTCCATTCGTTGTTTGTTTGCAACAGATTACATACCTTCTTCATCTCTGCGACGAAGATACTCTAACACCGCAGGGCTTAGTAGACCTGCTCCAACTGTACCTATTCCGGCAAGCAAATTTGATTCGTCTTTTCTCATTGGATCGAACGCAGCAAACTTTGATCTGACTTGCTTTGATTCAAACGGAATGATGACTTGAGAAGGAGATCCACCTCCTTTTCCACTTATATCAAGAATACCGTCATAGCCTAGTTTTTTAAGCTCAGCAGTAACTTTGTCTGGGATTGATGTCCAAACATAAGAGTTTTTGCCTGATGCGACATCGCTTTCTAATTCGTTCACCCACTCTTTAGGAGTAAACCTAACATCTTTAGCCCATTCGTCGGGTCCGTATGGTTTCTTTACGGTCCTGTCTTTTTTGAAAGCCTCTTTCAGCGCAGGTATCACCGTAGACTGCAATACATCTGAATTTGACGTATCTAATGGGTTCTCGATCCTTGCCTTACCAACAAAAACGCCTTGTGCAGTTGTCCAAGGAGCGTTCTTTTGCGAAATACTTACAGGGAATCCTGCTGCTTTAAATACATCCGCAAGTTTTTCTTCATTCCCATATAAAGTGCCGGAGTCATGCCATATCTGGCGCAACGCGGTAATCGGATTGCCTCTAGCTTCTTTGTTCAAGTAGTAATCAAAAGTCTTGTCGCTTACTACTGAGGCGTTCGCTCTTTCTGGATGGAAAACAATCTCACCCGTTGCTTCCTCTGGGTTCGCATAACCAACCTGCCTTGCTTTTTTGGTAATTTCAGCCCTTTGTTCAGCGGGAAGAAAGTAAAAAGCCTTTTCAACCGGAATATCCGCTTTTCCTCTTAAGCCAATGTCTTTTGCGCTAACCGTAAAGTAGTTGCTTACATCCCCTTCGTCCTGAGCAAGCCTTGAAGTATCTCTTTTGCTAATCGCGTAATTGGACGCCATTTGCGTATCTGGAGTCCCATACGGCATAGGACCAGAAGTCGCACGTTTTGGATCGAATGATTTTCCTTCAAGTAAGCGATCAAGTCTTTCTGTGCCGTGATAAAAGTCCCTGTACCCCATTGCTGCGGCTCTCATTTCTGGGGTATTTGTTGCCAAAAGACCTAAACCGCCCTGCTCTACAGGAAGAGCAGCATTTCTTTGCGCCACTTCCATTGCTGCTTGTTGAGGAGTTGGCCTTAACCCCCGCTGCACCGCCATACTTGCACCAGGAATCATGCCCATCTTGCTAGCAGTTGCCGCAACCGCAAACGGAGCCACAGACCCGTAAAGCTGACTAGCGACACTTGCTTGCTCGCCTAGTCTGTAAGCCTCAGACATCTTCTGAGCCTCTGGGTCCATCACCGAGTAAGTAGGTTGCCTACCCGTAAACCCTAGTAATCCCTGCGCGATAGGACTTGTCTGACCGTACCCTGGCAGCGAACTTACGCCCCTCGGTAGTTGCTCAGGCAGCGGAGGAAGAAACTTCTCCTCATCTAGCAGTCCTTTTCTACGCTTCACTTCTTGTTCCTCGCCGAGATAGCCTTAGCCTTTGCCTTAGCATCAGCCTTACTACTTGCGCCCCATGCCTTTAGGCTCAGAAGAAGTCTAGTAGGGCTTCCATCAGGTTTTCTCTCTGGGCCTGGCATGTTACCCATTCTCGCTAAGAAACTCGCTCTACGCGGGTTATCGCCGCTTTTAACAGGAGCCTTTAGGTTAGATCCAGGGTTCGCAGCCTCGTAAGACTTCCGGCCCTTTTCGTTGAGGCCACCCTTAGCGTTCTTACCCTCTTTCCTAGTCCAAGCGGCAGTCATTTTTTAGCCGTTTTTGCTGATTCTTTGAAAGCCTTAGCCGTAGGCGCTCCAGGACTCCCAGGCTTACGCATACGCTCAGGAGTCTTGCCAGCAGCTTTCTGTTTTTCTATACGCTCGCGTTTGGCGTGGATGTTTGCGTATAAACCTTTCATTTCTTTTTAGCCTTTCCTGCCTCAGATAAGGCAATAGCAATAGCCTGCTTCGGGTTTGTTACCTCTGGGCCTTTCTTGCTCCC